CAGTTTTGAATTTTTACGAGCACCAAAGTGTTGGTCAGTAATTATTGCAACTTTCATTGATAACGTGTTTTAGAATGGATATTATCTTTAATGGAATTATAGTCAGAATAATTGATTCCATCAATCAAGTTATCATCACAAAACACTTCATCATAACCAGTCTTTTCCAAAATTCTATTTTTAATTTCAAGTTGTTTTTTCTCTTTTTGAATTCTACGTAAAAAGGCGTAATGAATAACTTGAGTAAAGTATGCAAAAGGATTTTGAGATTTTTCTGGATTGAAGTTGTGTATATACTGAACACAATTTTCAATGCCATCAGAAATCATATCATCTTTAAAAATATAATTGACAAAATTAGGTTTGAATGATAAATGAGTAGCAATCTTTAAAAAACAATCTCCAATATAATTTGGAATTGTTGGTTTAGGATCTCCTCTTTTCTCTGCTATCTCAACAGACTTTCTATACTCAATCAAAGCGATTAAGAAGTCTTTATTATTAACATAGTGGATTGATCTCTTTCTTTTAGTTACCATTACAAACCTGTAAATGTTAGTTCTCGTTGACAATAGTATAACAGATTAGTATCAAATAAATCAAGCTTGACACAACCTCTGATTCTTGTTACAATACCTTTGCTAAGGTTAATAAGTACAGCTTAGCTATCTTTAAATAACCTTTCTAATATCTCTTTAGCATCATTTACATTAGCAATATATCCCATCTTCCTATTGATCTTTTTTCTGGTATTATTTGGATTATGTCTAAATTCTTCAGATTCTCTAACCCATGATTGATACATCATAATCATTTTAATATCTTTTGATTCAGACATTGTTAAAATATCATTCATATCAAGTACAAAAAGATCTTCTTTTGAAGTTTTTAACCAAGGTTCTATTTTATATCCAGTAGATCCATTCCTAGATGTAACTTCAGAGAATGTTATTGGATTAGATATCAATAAAAGAGTTTTATCTTCTTCATTACAAGGCATTACCTTAGAGAAAACTTCCTCTCCTGTTTTTAATTTTAAAGTTGCATAAAAGTCATCTTCCATAGACTTATTCCTGTAAATTTACTGTTATTACATTGTAGTTAAATTTTTCTTCATTATATATTTTAATTCTTTCTACTAAATGATTAAGTGTATAATTTCTCCTAGATTTATACGTACAATCATCTGATATATCATATAACATTGCTTTTGATTTGGTTTTACTCTTTCTGAGTACTCTACCAATTGATTGTAGATTTCTAATTCTAGATTTACTTGGAGATGCAAAAACTACGTTATGTAGGTTTCTAATATTTATTCCTGTAGAGAATACACCATAAGATGCTATAATGATTGCATTATTTTCTCTCTCTGTTATTTCTCTCATTTTTTCTCTATCTTCTGTATCCACTCCTCCATGAATAAAAAATATTTTTCTATTATTATTTTTGTTATTTGAAGATATTAATTCATACAAAGGTTTACCATGATGCTCAACATAATTAAATAAAACTAATGTATTTCCTTTTAATTCCAAACTAAGATTTTTTATAAAATTATTTCTCTTCTCATGAAGTATTAGATAAGAAATCTCATCAGCATAAGATTCAAATGTTTGTGGGTTATGCTTTAGTACTAAACAAGTAATATCTAAGTCTGCAATATGACCTTTTTCAATTAATTCGGAAGTTCTAATAATTTTGTAAGAAGGACAAAATAAACATTCTAGCACCCACTTGTGAGTTTGAGTTCCATCAAGAGTTCCTGTAAATCCAAATCTATATTTTGCGTGATGCAATTTTGTCATTATTTCTATTAATGACTTTGATTTGAATAAATGCGCTTCATCACCAATAACTACACTAAAATTCTCAAAGAATGATCTATCTAATTTATATACAGATTGCCAAGTAGTAATTGTAACTGCAGCATTATTTGATTTTTCTTTTCCACCATAAATTTTGTGGCAATATGACTCAGCATCCCAACCGTAATCTTCAAAGTCCTTGTACATCTGTTCTACAAGAGATGTCGTTGGAACAACTAGAAGAATTTTTTCTCCTTTATCCACATAATATCTTACAACAGAATAAATCATCAGTGATTTGCCTGATGCTGTGGGACTTATCAATAATTTTCGATTATGCCTTAGTGCATCATATACTCCCTCAATTTGATAATCCCTAGGAGTATGTGAGCATATGGAATTCATGTAATCCTTTACACCTTCTTTTGAAATAAAATCATTTACTTCAAAAGGTAAACCATAAAATT